AATATTCTTGCGAACCTGATACTCACTCTTAATTAAGGCGTTCAGCCTTTTACGCCTGTATTCGTAGATATCCATGTTCGTATTAAGCCACAACTTTAGCAATTGGTAAATTATCAAACGCTTGACATTAAGTATAGCGATTGCTAAAGTATGGATCATGCGATTAATCAATTTCTTAAACTCGCTCCCAGCCGAGGAACGGGACATGTTCGCCGCTAGCTGCGGCACGTCGTTCGACTACCTTCGGCAGATCGGGTATGGGAATCGCCCATGCAGGGAGGCGCTCGCGATCAACATTGAGCGCGAGTCAAAGCGTGCGGTCACCTGCGAAGAGCTACGGCCCGACGTTGACTGGGCGTTTATCCGAGCGACTTCCTCCTAACCTAAGCGAGCATCCATGACTACGAAAAACGCTGCCGATAATCCGGCCGGCGCAGGTCTTTTGCACGCCCAAATATCGCACGTTGTGGCGCTGGTGAGTGCCGGTAACCTGGCGCTGGAACTGTGGCGCGCCGAGCAGGCCGTCACCGAACTGCACGCCATCTACGTGCGCAAGATCCGCGAATACGAGGGACGCGCCGGCGCCGTCGACGGCCGGATCAACCCACGCGACCCCAAGCACATCGCGATCGTCTCGTACACGATGGGCGAGCGTTTGGCGCTAACGTCGGCTAGGCGCAAGGTGCACGCCGCGCGGCGCCGTCTGCGGTCTGTGTGTGCGAAGGCCGCCAGGGAAGGGGCTCTCAGCGCATGAGCACGCCCCAGCTCGAGCGCGGCTTCGTGCGGATCGCGAACGAGCTCCTGGAAGCGATCCTGGGCGCCGGGCTCTCGCACCGGGAGCAATCAGTGGTCTTCACGATCATCCGGAAAACCTACGGCTTCGGCAAGAAGGAAGACGACATGTCGGCCGCCCAGATCGGCGCCCTCTGCGGCGTCCCACGCCAGCACGTAACGACGACTCTCAATGCCTTGGCAGCCCGCAACGTGATCACGAAGCGCCCGGGCACCTACGGCATGATCGTCGGGATCCAGAAAGACCACCGGAAGTGGATTTCGGCCGACCGGCTGAAATCTCAGCCCGTCGCCCCCGAACAGGGTCTCGAAGGTAGTCCCGAATCAGGACTAGTCCCAAAACAGGACATGTCCAGAATCGGGACAGGGGGTAGTCCCGAATCGGGACAGGTCGATAGTCCCAAATCGGGACACACAAAAGACAACCTTCCAAAAGATAACCACCAAAAGAAAACATCTTGCGCTCCGCAAGCGGACCGCGACACGGTCGGCGAGACCCCAGCAGGCCAAAAAGGCCGGGCCATGACGGGTCTCACTGCCGAACTGCAGGATCGCTTCGACCGCTTCTACGCCGCCTATCCGCTGAAGAAGTCCCGTGGTACCGCCGAGAAGGCGTTCGGCAAGCTGCGACCAGACGATGAGTTGGTGGCGCAGATGCTGGCCGGCCTGGAGCAGCGCAAGGCATCAGGCACGTGGATCGATCCGAGGTTCATCCCGTACCCGGCGTCGTGGCTGAATGCCAAGGGATGGCTGGACGAGGTGCAGACCGAGTACTCGCCTGCCGAGCGCGAAGTCATCGAAAAATTCAACGACGCTCTAGGCGAAGTTGCGGGCGTGGTGTCGACGGCGATCTTCGTCCCGGCGCGCGCCGCCGCAATCCGTGAGTTCGTCACGTTTTCGGAGAAGCCGGGCTTTGTCGATCGCATCTTCCCGTGGGTCCGCGACAACGCAACGATACCGCCCAGCGCCGGATTCGACTGGCTGATCAGCCGGAAGGGTTTCGCCGATGTCGCCGGCGGCCAACACAACAGGAAAGCAGCATGACGAAGCAACCCGGCGCCGACGGCGCTGCACCACACTCGATCGAAGCCGAGCAGGCCGTCCTGGGCGCGCTGTTGCGCTTCAACGATGCCTTTGACCGGATCGGCGACCTGGAAGCGAAGCACTTCTACCGGGAGGATCACCGCATCATCTTCGCCGAGATCGTGCGCATGATCTCGCGGGGCGAGCCGGCAGACACCGTGACAGTATGGGCTGCGCTGGAGGCGCATGGCGGCTCGATCGGGGACGACATCGGCGTCTACCTCAACCAGCTCACGCAAACCGCGCCCAGCGCCGCTGGCATCGACCGCCACGCCGGCATTGTGGTCGACCGCGCGCTGCTTCGCGCCACGATGTACGTTGCGGACTCGATCAACGGCTTGGCAGCGAACCCGAAGGGCAAGAGCGCCGACGAGGTGCTGGACGCGATGCAGTCGATGGTCACGACGCTGGCCGAGCGTCGTGTGCGCAACGAGCCCAGGATGATCCGCGAGGTCGTGCTCGAGTTCATCGACGGCGTCACCAAGCGCTCGGAAGGGCGGGACAACGTCATCCCGACCGGCATTCCTGGGATCGACCGGCTGTTGACTGGCGGCGGCCTGCGGCCTGGCCAGTTGATCATCGTCGCTGGTCGCCCGTCGATGGGTAAAAGCGCACTCACTGCCGACGTGGGTCTGAACATGGCCGACGAGCACAGCGTGCTCGATTTCAGCATGGAGATGGAGAGCCAGGAGATCGCCGGCCGCGCGCTGGCCAATCGCGGCAAAGTCTCGCTGGGGAAGGTAATGAGCCAGATCCCGGATAGCGACGAAGCCGCATGGGCAGGGGTGACTGCCGGCTGCATCAAGCTCGATGCACTGAAGTTCGCAATCGATGACACGCCGGCGATCTCGCTTCTCGAACTGCGGATGAAGGCGAAGGCCTGGAAGCGCAAGCACGGCCTGCACGTGATCATCGTCGACTACCTGGGCCTGATGTCGGGAGGGGAGGGCGAGAAGCGGCACGAGCAGATCGGCTCGTATTCCCGCGGCCTGAAGGCGCTGGCCAAGGAGATCGGTGTCGCCGTGATCGCGCTGGCCCAGCTGAATCGCAAGGTTGAGGAGCGTCCGGACCGGCGCCCGGTGCTGTCGGACCTGCGGGACTCCGGCGAGATCGAGCAGGATGCGGACATCGTGATGTTGGTGCACCGGCCGGAGATGTACGACCCGGAGAATCCCGACTTGCGCGGCTACGCCGAGGTGCTGATCCGGAAACAGCGTGGCGGCCCGCTCGGCGACATCCCGCTGATGTTCGATGGCCCGACCTGCAGCTTTTCAGATTGGACGGGTCCGACGCCGACGCAGCAGGTAGGCGCACGCCGGGGCAGGGCAGAGAAGTTTGAAGGTTGAGTTTCTAAGTAGAGAGAGAACAAATGGACAATCACCAGCTCGACGGGCTGTGCCAAGAGTGGGCATCGTGGTGCTTCACGCGACGCTTCTATACGAAGCTGGGATCGCAGAGCCTGCTGGCTCGACTGCATCCGAGCAAGTCGGGCAAGGAGCCTGATGCCAGGAATAGCGCTCACATGCAGCACTTCAATCGAGCTGTGCATGCGCTGGCCGAGGATCCGCAGTACGCCGATCAGCTGGCCTGCTTCCGACTGATGTACGTTGAGGAGGCGGACCACATCAAGCGCCAGGCGGACAAGCTGGGCATCAGCCGACCGACCTATTACAACCGCTCGCGCGCATTCGCTCGGCGTGCCTGGGCGCTTTCACTGCAGCTCAAACGCACTCAACAGGACGTGTTAACAGATACTGATGAGCACGTCACGGACTAAGGTGTAAAGACTTGCCTTTACATAATAGTTCTCGTAGTCATTTTACAGAATGCAATAAAATGGGGACTTCTTAGATAGGCTCTATCACTGTCTCTCGAGCAACCCAGCGATCCGCGCCGTTTAGGCCAAGCCGCAGCCCGATCCAGCAAAGGTTCGGGCTGTGGCTTTTGAGGCAGGGTGGCAATAGCTGTAATGTTGAGTCAACCAACCGACAATCAAAGTTGGCGACCTCAAAATCCCAAGCAAGCCTCAAGCATATTTGGATACCTGATGTTGCCTTGACTCGCCTTTTGACGCCTCGTCAGGTCAATAACGAGCATTACGTCTTTCGACGCGTTGAAATCGCTGCCGAAATATAGCTTCTGACACACTTCTTCCGCAGTTCCAGGCGCGTCAAAAGCGAGGAACGATGACGTTTCTTCCCATGTCGAACCCGGGCTACCGGCGAGCTCATGCGCTTTTGCTACGAATGAGTCATAGCGACTCTGGTAGTCGTCGTCCGCTTTAATGCGAAAAGTAACAATGAAGTTAGCCATCTTCCACCCCTTTGTTGTTTGAATAATAACGATATCACGACAGTTGACCCCGATCAATAGTACAGCAGTACCTTTTATCGGCTTTATTAGTACCTATAAAGAGTAGGGAAATAAAAAGTGCCGGAACCGGCGAAAAATGCACCGGAGGCCGGGGCGAAAGGATTCGAATGCTAGCAATTAATGTTGAGGACCAGGCGGCGCTACAGCGCCGATCGTTTCAAGCCGGTGAGCTGCCTCAAGTATTTTGTTTGCCAGCTCGATTGCTTGCTCAGGCAGAAGC